GATATAAAAAAACAAATTAAAAAAGAAAGAATAAGTCTTTATCAAATATCAAATAAAAAAGCAAAAGATATTTTAAAAAAATTAGGATATAATAAATATTATGAACATATACCATTCATTAAAGATAAATTAGGTATAAGACCTCCTATTATGAGTCCTGAATTAGAAGATAAATTATGTAATCTTTTTATGGAAATTCAAAAACCATATGCTAAACATTGTCCAGATGATCGAGTTAATTTTCTAAATTATTATTATGTCTTATATAAAATGTGTGAATTATTAAATGAAAATACATTTTTACCTTTTTTTCCTATGTTAAAAGATCCAGTAAAAAGAATAGAACAAGATGAAATTTGGAAAAAAATATGCGCAGAGTTAAATTGGGAATTTATTCCGACAATATAAAAATAAATAATAGAATTCAATTAATTATTTATTTTTAAATCAAATTTATTTAAAATAATTTTGTGACCTTAAATGTGCTTATACGCGGGGAAAGCCTACGAGGTTGGCACCAATTCCGAATCCAGCACCAGATCTGGCGGAAACAGCCATCGACGGAACATATGTGTCAAGAATTGAGAATGTAGCCGCGGCAGTTAAAGCAATAAGCGCAATTTCATCAAGATTTAACGATTTCTTTGGGATAGCAAATGCAGCAAGAGCCACCATCAATCCTTCTACAAGATATTTGACAGCTCTACGTACGAGTTCTCCTAAATCCAACATTTGTGCTAACTTTTGAAGCATTATATAGATAATTAAGAAAAAAATATATAAATAAATTAAAACTTAAAAATGTCATAATTTATTGATATATAAATGTCAAAAGCAGGTTGTATATCCCAAAAAAACCCCGATGGCTCCGATAATCCTAAATATGTTGATTTATTAGAAGAAGATAAGGCATTATCTGGGCAAAAGTTTGTATGCGTTTCTTTTGTTTCTCCAGAAAATATTTTAAAACAAAGAAATCATTTTTTTTTTCAAGAATTCCTAAAACATTATGATTTTACAAAAAGTGTTCAGAAGTTTACCCAATTCTTAAATTTTGTAAGTTATAAATATAATATGAAATTCGATGATGTTATGTCTGATTTTCAAGAATACATGAAAAGTGAAAAAGATACCTTTGATACTAATTATGTCAGCGATGAATATAAAAATTTTACAGACGCCAATGAAGAAAGATTAGACAACGAATTTAATACAGCTCATCAATTTAAAACTAGTGTACGAGGATTAAAGGTTAGAGGAACATATTCTACACAACAAGAAGCTGAATTACGATGTAAATTATTGAGAGAAGTTGATCCTAATCATAATGTTTATGTAGGGCCTGTAGGCATGTGGATGCCTTGGGAACCTGAAGCTTACAAAACTGGAAGAGTTGAATATTTAGAAGATGAATTAAATCAACTAATGAATGAAAAGAATAAAAATGAAGCAGCTGCTAAACAAGAATTTGAAAAACGCGTTTTAGATAGCAAACGCAAAGCCATCGCAGAAAATATAAAACTAGCAAAAAAAACAGGTAATAAATTAACACAGAATATCAACGAAAAAGGACAATTAGTTGGAGTTAATAATACTATAGAAAATGTATTTAATACACACGATCAGGTAACATCTGCTGATATTAGAAAGGAATTATTTGAGAGCGAAGATGTTGTTAAACCAGGAGGCGCCGTTCAAGACGCAATTGATAGAGACTTATTTAAGCAGCCTCACGATGGCATCAATATTAAAATTAAAGAAGATGATGATGTAAAGGAAAACGAATAAAATTGATTACAAATATTTAATAATATAAGATTATTTATATAAATATGCCTCAAAACAAGAATAAACCCAAAAAAACAAAAAAAAAAGCACCGAGATGCTGTTTTATAAATTCTAACAACGAAAAATGTAGAAAAAAACTTAAATTAACAGATTACCCTTGTAGATGTCAAAAAAGATTCTGCGTTACACATCGTTTGCCAGAAAAACATCTATGTTGCATTAATTATAAGGAAATTAATAAAGATAGTTATTTATCGAATTTTGGGGGAGGTACATATAAAAAACTAGAAGTAATTTAAATATAATATATTTATTATTAATATGAAATTAAATATTAATAATAAATTACAAGATAATATTTTAAATAAAGTTTCACCAAAAGTATTATCGTCTTCTTCTATAAATTTTTTTAACGATGAAACTAAAAATAATGGTAGTCTTTTATTTAATTTAAGAAATCTTTATAAATATTCAACTAAGATTTTGGCGTTAAAACTTAATATAACAGAAGAAGAATATAAAAAACTTGAAAGGGGTACAACATCCCCTTCTTCTAGATTATCGCAATTATTAATTAGTATATATAATCTATAGCTGAAAATTGATCTAAGTAATGGTTAGTTATAACCAACTAACTCGCAGTCATTATGAATCTCCTCCGTTCAAGCAAACTAGCTACTATATATACTATCCTATTAATTGAGTATTTGACGAGAGGCGTTGTTGGACAGTCTTTCCGTACTTCACCCAGAAATTTAAATGTTTTAACTGGTAATGTTAAATGTATATATCCATTATCTTCTGCCAAATGCGTATGCCCTGGGAGTTGTATGACACAGATTGGAAATACAACTAATTGTTCATTGAAGAAATGCTATGCATGGGATCAAGACTTAGGTGCGTGTAAAGAAACAGGGCACAATTATGTAACTCCTTTAGTTTTACAAGCCATACCATTCACAGGAATTTTTGGCTCCGGCTTTGGAAATATAGGTCGGTGGGACCTATTTGGTATGTATCTGGGAGTTCTTTTTGGCGGATGTTGTTTCATTGTCCTAGCTACAGGGCTTTGTGCCGCATGTACAGGCCATACCGAGGAGGAAGTCGCACCTTGTACAACTTGTAATAGCTGTCTGTGGTCTATCGCGATATTGGCACTTTATATTTGGGGAATTGTTCAAACCGCGGAGCCTGGTGCTATACTCGACGAAAATGGGTGTCCTTTATCAGGATTTTAATTATAAATTTATATATAAAAAATTTTTTTTTATATGAATTTACCATTTATTTTTTTTAACATTAATTTGTGGTCCTTTACGCTGGGCCTTTGGATCGAATTGTTCTTGTTCTTCGTCATCTGAATCAAGATTTTTAGACATTTCCCAAAATTCTTTCGATCCCAATTTAAAGTCTCTATGAGCAGAAGCCTTATACCAAAAAATTTGATCCTCTAATTTATTTGATCTTGTGGTATTTGATACAACTAAACATTCATAATTTTCGGTGCATTGGTCCATTACTTGGCAAAAACTTTCAAATGTAGGAAACATTCCTGCATAATTCTCATATATGCGTTTTCTATTGGCAATATAAGGTTCGCGTAAAATAAATGTATAATCAATATTTGTTCTTAAATTAGGAGGGACACCGAGAGGATATTGCATAGTAATAATTAACATTACTTTCCAATGTCTCCCATTCATAAAAAGTAATCTCATCAGTTTTTCTCGTGCCCAAGAATTATCATATAGACAATCATCCAGTATGACAAAAGTTCTAGGATCAATATTGGATCTACCATAAGCTTCTTTCTCCTTTTTTATTTGTTTAACAACAATTTTTTGTCTTTTTAAAATATTCTCTATAATTGCTGTATTATATTCTTCATGAATAAATAATTTTGGTACCATTTTTGCATAAAATCCATTACCTGCTTCTGTTCCCGATATTACAGTTCCGATTGGAATATCTTGATGATAATATAATAAATCTCTAACTAAAAAACTTTTTCCCGTATCTCTTCTTCCTATAAGAACTATAACTGGCCCCTGGTTTTCATTTGGTTTAAAGGTAATCGCTTTCATATCAAACTTTTTTAATTCTAAATTCATTATTATACTAAAATATTTTACTTATTTTTTAATTTATTTACGCATAAAATTAGTTTAAATATATAAAAAAAATTATGTATATCGTATATTTATGTTTGACTTATTTTATAAAAAAAATAATAATTCCGAACTGTTGAAATATTTAGGTAAAAATGGATTTTTAAATACTCAAAATTATAATCCTTTGTATTCTGAATTTTTTTCTCTAGAGAAAAAAAATTTTAATTTGATAAATTTAAATAATAGATGGAGTATCAAAAAAGTAGATGACAGAAATTCGAATAATAAATTTGTCATTCGCGGTTTAGATGACAATAAATTTGAACAAAAGTTTAATTCCTTTTTTAAATTCTCTCCATTACTTGATCCTGTTAAATTTATGGTGGGGAAATATAAAGATATTGATGATGATAAAAAAATAGCTTTACCTAAAATAGATAATAATATTTGTCATAAAAAAGTTTTAGATTGTAATAATTCGGCTTATGTAGATAGTTTCTTTTCTTACTTAACCAGTATGTTATTACATACTAAATCATTTTGCCATGGTATAGATTATTTTGGATCTTTTTTAGCTGTCCAAGAGGAATTTCAATTAAACATTTATGATGACTTAGAATATCTTTATGATTCTGATTTTTTTCATAAAAATAAAAATAAATATTTCAAAATGGATGATATTGATGAAGAAATATTATTAGATAGTCAATCCAGAAATTACAGAAAAAAAATTAAACTTGATAAAAGCTTAAAAAATATTAAAAGTGATGAAATTGATGAATCTATTTTCGAAAGTGTTTTTATATTAACACCTGAAAGTTTAAAAAATCACGATGATGCTCTTAAAGAAGAATATTCTATGCATAATAATAATAATAATAACGCAACAAAAACTTCAAGTGCTAAAAGAACCAATTCGACCTGTTCATCTAGATCTTCAAATACTAATGGGTCAGATATTGAAGATGATTTCGAATCTGATTCAGAAGATAATAATTTAGGATCCCGTTCTGGTAGTTGTACAAATTCAGCTTTATCGGATTATTCATCTATGAAAAATGACGATATTGTTAATGCTATTATTTATAATTTTCCAATTCAAATTATTTGTTTAGAAAAAATGGAAAATACTTTAGATTCATTATTAGAGAATGATGATGAAGAACTTTCGGTAAAAGAGTGGACCTCATGTCTTTTTCAAATTATAATGATGCTGATAACATATCAAAAAATATTTAATTTTACACATAATGACTTGCATACAAATAATATAATGTTCAATAAAACTGATAGAAGATTTATTAATTACAAATACAATAATGTATATTATAGAGTACCCACATATGGAAGACTTTATAAAATTATTGATTTTGGACGATCTATATATACTTTTAAAGGAAAAACGATTTGTAGTGATAGTTATCATCCAAAAGGAGATGCCGCCAC